AGGGCAACATGAAAGTGCGACTCATCTATCGACTAGACGGCACCCGCAACGGGGAGCCATGGCCCGCAGTCGGCGGCGTCATCGACGTGCCAATGAGCGAAGCCATCAACCTGATCAGCCACGGCTACGCCGTGCCCGTGCCAGTGCCACAAGAGCAGGAGCGTGCAATCGTTGAGCAGGAGCCCGAGCGCGCTACACTCCCAAAGACAACCGCGAAGCCACGCAAGGGGAGAAACTAATGGCAGAAATTAGCACCGCGCAGATCACCGTGACGTCAACGCCGACGCTGCTCGTTCAGGCAGACACTGACGGCTGCGTCGTCATCCTGCACACGCACGCCAACCACGGCATCGCGCTGGGCACCGCAACGGTGACCGCAGAGACCGGGTTCGGCTTGCATGCTGATGAGACCTTCGAGTTCAGAATCCCGCCAAACGGGTCGCTTTACGGCATCCGCACGGCGTCTCAGGATGAGCCCGTCTGGGTGATGCGCTTGGGTAATCGCTCATGAGCTACGCCACACTCACCGAACTGAAGGCGTCGCTGGGCATTACTGACAACACTGACAACACGGCGCTGGAGTCAGTGCTGGACTCCGCCGACGAACTCATCAACAACTACGTCGACACGAAGGTCGGCTTCGGACGGACGTCAAGCCAGACGCGCTACTACACCGCTGACCGCTTCGACTTCGTGCTGACTGATCCGATCGTCTCGATCAGCCAGTTGGCAACGGACGTCAACGGCGACGGCACGTATTCGCAGGTGTGGAGCGCCAACGATTACGTGCTCGCACCACGCAACGCCGCTCTTGACAATCGCCCCTATACGGAGATTGACACAAGCCCGTTCAGCAATGCCGACTACAACTTCCCAGTCGGCTACCTTGAGGTCAAGGTCACGGGCATCTTCGGCTGGCCCTCAGTCCCAGCAGCCGTAAAGCAGGCGGCGCTGATTCAGGCGGGCGCCATCTGGGCAAGCCGCACCGCACCCTTTGGCGCGGTTGGATCAGAATCGCTGGGCGGCGTGCTCCGCATGAGTGCAGCCTTGCACCCTGAAGCCCGCGCACTTCTTGAGGCGTACCGCCTACGCGGCGGGCTCGCCAGCTGATGAACGACCTCACGATCCATCAGGCAGTGGCTGCACGCCTAGTCGCAGCCACGCCACCCACGGGCTACGCTCTCCGAGCAGCCCACGCCACACCGCCCGACAATCTTGCCGTGGTGCCTGCAGCCGTCTGCATCCCCGGCGGCGACTCAATCACCTACGGTGCGGGCGGCGCTCGCACCACTCTGCTGACCGTGAACGTCGTCATCTACACGCAGGATCAGGCTGACCTTGGGCGGAAATACGCCGACCTTCTCACGTGGCGCACGTGGCTCCGTGGGGTGTTTGACGGGCAGGTTCAGTTGAACACGGCAGACGTTGCCCAAGCCATCGTGACTTCTACTACAATCGGCACAGACACGTGGAGCGACTCCACGTTCTTGACTATTACTGCCGAGCTGCAGGTGAGTATTCTTGAAGGGGTGAACGTCAGTGCCTGATACCGTTCGACTGCTGAAGGTGAAAGTTATCCAGCCTAGGGCTGAGGGCAACCCGTACCTCCCAGAGTCCGATGACGTGGTTGAGATTGACGCCGCAGTTGCCACATCGCTGGCAGCCAGCGGGCTCGTTGAGATCGTTCACAATAAGCCCAACGCCAAGACGGCGACAACTGAAGACAAGGAGTAGGTCATGCCAACACTAGGTGCAAAGTCGTTCACGAAGGTCGTTGTCAAGAGCGAGACCGCCTATGGCACACCTGCAACCTTCAACGACGCCAACGGCGAACTGCTCCACACGGACATCATCGGAATCGTTGACCCGGGCGTGACCGTTGACTTGGCTGAGGATAAGAGCGTCGGCATCCGCCCACGCCGCGTCGCTGCGTCGGCAACCGTCACCGCCAAGGCTCCAGTCGTCACCTTCGGCGAAGCGCCTGCGTCACTGCGCACGCTGCCAATCGTCTTCGACTCACTCGCCACCATCACCCCAACGGGCTCGGGCCCGTACACGTGGGCGTACGCTCCAAGCCAGACGGACGTTGACACCCTTGAGACCTACTCGCTCTACGTCACGGACGGCGTGCAGAAGTTCATCATCGACGGCTGCGTGCCAACTGAGATCAGCCTGAGCGCCGATCAGTCGGGCCTTCTTCAGATGGGCTCCACATGGGCAGGGCGCGCACTGAGCAGCACCAGCGACACCAGCACCGCCGCCTTCTCGCAGCAGTACTTTGTGCCGGGGCGACTCTTCGGACTCAAGACACACGGCTCCATGATCACCGCGAAGACGGGCACGGGCACCGCCTACACCAGCTTCATCACGAACTGGAGCCTCACCCTTATGCCGGGCGCTGCCCCGCTGCAGGTGCTCAACGGCTCAACCACGAACGTCAACGCTGGCGGCGTCGCCTACACGGGCGCGCTGGACGGCACGCTTGAGTTGACCATCGCATCGAACAGCGCGGCAACGAGCGCCTTCCCAGTTGGCGACATCGGCACCACAAAGTTCGTGCAGGTGCAGGGACTTGACGCCAACGGCTACGGCTTCACCGCCAACGTCTGCGGCATCGTTGAGAACGTGACCGTCATCGGATCAGACTCCGACGGGCTCATCCTCAACACGGTGACCCTGCAGCTCGCAAGCAACGGCACGAACAGCATCTTGTGCTGGGTGGATTCGCCGCTCTCGGCGCGCCCATAAAGTAGCCCGCACCTAGCGGGGAGGAGGAGCAAATGGCAGGCACCGCAACCGATCCCGTGATCGTTCACCTAGACGGTGACTTCACTGGCTGGAGCGCAATCTTCCGACCACTCACGCGCATCAGCGCGCGCGTGCTCATTGACCTTGAGAGCGATTCAATCGGCACACGCCTTCAGGCGTATACGAAGATGATCCTCAGCGTTGAAGGCTGGAAGGACTTGGACGGCAATCCAACGAGCGACCCGCTTGACGCGCCGATCCAAGCACTAGAAGCAGCAGCCACGAAGTTCATCACGGAGGCGGCTGAACTCCCAAAAGCGTGAGGCTTGCCGCCCGGCAGTTGAGCCTTGGGCAATCAGTCAAGCCACCGCCCGAGATCATCTTCCACATCCTTGCGGAGAAGTTCGGCAAGTTTCCGTGGGAAGTCGAAGAAGCGCCGCTACACTACGTCATGCGAGCGTGGGCACTTCACGCCGAGATGCAGCCGAAAGAAGTGAAGCGTGGCCGCTAAGGGCAACGAGAAGGTCAGAATCTTCGTCACCCCTCAGTCGTTGAAGGCGACGGATGAGCTGCGCCTTGGCTTCTTGGAATCCAGCAACCCGCGCAAGTTCAACGCCATGCTGCAACTTGCCACGCTCAACGCAGCCAAGACTCTCGTGAAGCCCGTCAGGGCTGGCGCACCAGTGCGCACTGGGCGCCTAAAGAAAGCCGTTGCCGCCCGCAAGGCATACAAGGATCGACCAGCCGCCGTGGTCGGCGTGCGAGCAGGCAAGAGCCGGGGCGACAAGAACGGCGCGTGGTATCGCTGGTTCGTGGTCAGTGGCACAAATGGCACGAGAAACACGAAAGCACGGGGTAGAGTGCAGGTGCAAGCAATCCGTGGGCGTGACTTCGTCAAGCAAGCAGTGACTGAGCCGACGAATCAAGCGCGTGCAATCAAGGCGTTGAACGATACCGTGCAGGCGTTCTTGGACGGTGTAATCAAATACCGAAAGGGTAGAAGCTGAACATGAACAAGGGCCTCATGAACCTAGTCGTCAAGGCAGTCGATAACGCTACGCCCACGCTGCGCAAGATCGGCAAGGGCTTCGGCTCGCTCAAGAAGGCAGGCATGGCAGTCGGGAGCGGGCTGCAGACTGCCGCCCTTGGCGCCGTCGGAATCGCCACCGCCGTGGCAGGCTTCACCATTGCGGCAACAGCGGCAGCGGCTGAGGAGGAGAAACAAGTTGCCCGACTGAACGGCGTGCTCAAGACGCGCGGCATGCTCACGGATCAGAACAGTGCAGCCGTTGAAGAGCAGACGACAAAGATGGAGAACCTTGCCTTCGCCGACGATCAGGTTCGAGAGAGCCTGATCACAGCCACCGCCTTCACGAAGAACTTCAACGACGCCCTCAAGATTCAGAACGTGGCGGCAGACGTTGCAGCAGCCAAGGGGATCAGCCTTGAAGAAGCCACGTCACTCGTTGGCAAGGCGTATCAGGGCAACACGAAGGGGCTCAAGGGGCTTGGCGTAGAAGTCAAGAAGGGCGCCAAGGGCATTGCTGCGCTAGATGCCGTGACGAAGAAGTACGGCGGCTCGGCTGAAGCTGCAGCCAACACGGTGAGCGGCAAGTTCACCACTGCGCAGATCAAGATCGGCAACGTCATGGAGAACTTCGGCGCGGCGTTCTTGCCGATCGCCAGCGACGGGCTGAGCATCCTGAGCGACACGGTGCTGCCAGCCGTTGCCAAGGGGCTGGAGTCCCTGCAGCCAGTGCTCAAAACCGTGGGCAACTTCATCACGCAAAATCTTGTGCCAGCAGTCGGCGGGTTCATCAACAAACTGACTGCCCCCGGCGGCGTGATCGAGTCAGTGATGAAGGTCGTCGGGCCAATCATCAACAGCCTGATCCCAGTCTTCGGGCAAATCTTTGACGCCGTCGGCAAGACGGGCGCCAAGATCAGCGAGCTGGTCGGCATCCTATGGGGCGACGGCAAGGGCCCGCTCGCCGTTGGCGTGCAGGCAGTCGGCAACATCTTGGGCTTCGTGGGCAAGATCATTGCCAACCTGATTGGCTTCGTCGGCGAAGCCATCGGCGCAGTCATCAACGTCAGCAAGGCAATCATGGACTCCCCAATCGGCT